TTTTTTTTTTCAAGCAGAAGACGGCATACGAGATCATGCCTAGTCTCGTGGGCTCGGAGATGTGTATAAGAGACAGAAACAGGGCAATGCCAGGGCGGGTAGTTTTGACAGTTCCATAAGTAAACGATTGAATGAGAAACTTGGCCTAAAGCGGCCAGTAGTGAAGGGGAAACCATGAAAACGATATTAACAGTAGAATTAAACTGCCCAAGATGTAATTTTACGAAGCTAATCAGGATAGACCTTGACGATGATGGAGTGTATTCTATTCCCAACAAGTTTTGTCCCAACGATATGCACATATTGAGCCGCGAAGTGTTGGCTGATATACCAGTGCCCCCAGTGAAGAATGAACCAGAACAAGATAAAACCACAACTCAAGACCCCATTTCCGGACATACCGGAGTTCTTCAAAGACCCAAAAACGGGTCTGATAATCCCAAAAAGACCGGATAAGAACCTCGTTTGGAGAATGGACCTGCTTGAAAAAGCAGAGAATGATGAAGGTATGCAACGAGACTTGCTTGCCGCGTGCAAGGAGTCTTTGTTGTTTTTTGTGAATTTTGCCACCATGACCTACCATCAGTTTGATGTCGGTCCTGATGGCAAACGTATGGAAGCCGAACATCCCGACCAACCCATGATAACATGGCCAATACAGGATGAATTATTTAATACTTTTGAGACACACATACCAGCCGGTAAGGATGTACTGATAGACAAAGCCCGTGACATGGGAGCATCTTGGTGTTGTGTTGAATATCTCCATTGGGTGACATTATTCAGGGATAAACCAACAGAGTTACTTGAGATGTCACGTAATGAAGACTACGTGGATAAACCAGGTAATATGAAAGCATTGTTCCAGAAACATGACTATATAAACTCATGGTTGCCAAGTTGGATGCAGCCTCCGGATTGTTTCTTAGGAGAAAAGAACAGGACACATTTACATTGGTACAATCCCATTACAGGCAATACCCTTGATGGTGAATCAACAACTAAACATGCGGCAAGAGGTGACAGACGGTATGTAGGTTTACTTGATGAGTTCGGAGCTACCCAGAATGGTACGGCTATGCGTATGGCATCGAGAGACGCCTGTTTAACCCGTATCATCAACTCAACATCAGTACCGGGTAGCGAATACAACAAGTGGCGGTCCGACCCCACCTCCAACATCAAAGTGTTTGTCATGCCTTTTTGGGAACACCCCGACAAAGGTGCTGGACGATATGTGAAGCAAACCAAATCGGGTAAGTGGGAAATACGTTCCCCTTGGTTTGACACTGAAGAAAGAATACGCGGCCCCAAATATATGGCTACTGAAGTCCTGCGTGAAGATACCGAACCTGGTTTGTCGTTCTTTATACCACAGAACATAGAGAATCACATGGCTATGTATGTCCGACCTCCTCTGACCAAATGGGACATTAAGTGGAAGAAGCATCTCGGTTATGATGATTTACGTCATGCTATCAAGGTTAAAGAAGCCAGTATGCTCATGGCCAGAGAGACAGCAATGGGACCGCTTAGTGTGTGGTGTGAACTGGTAAATGGCCGACCTGACCAAACTAAGAGTTACATCTTCGGTATTGATACTGGCAAAGGGCAGGGGGCATCTAACTCGGTTATATCAATAAAGTGCAAAGAGACTAATGAAAAAGTAGGTGAATGGGCCGACGCCAATTATCCACCTTATGACTTTGCCCAGATTGTAATTGCTGTTGCTATGTGGAGGATATTGGTTAAACAATGTTGCTATCCGTATTTTTATAGAAATGAGTCTGTAGGTAAGGTGTCGGATAAGAAGTCACAACAGTATGGCCATCAGATGAGTAGGCAATCCAAATACGAACTATTATCAGCCTATGACAAGGCCATCACTTATGGAGAGTATGTAAACCGCTCACAGATAGCCCTCGAAGAGGCTCTTACCTATGTCCATTATGCCAGTGGCGGGATAGGTCCAGCATACCTAATGCAGGAGAGTGCATCGGCTAAGAAAACACATGGTGACAGGGTAATCGCTGATGCTTTGACCTTGGACGACAAAGAGATACCCAAGGCAAGAGTTGAAAATAAAAAACCCCCTGTCAATTCGGCAGGATATAGGTTTATGTCACATATTAAGAATAGAAAACAACAGCGTAGATTGAAGATGAAGCCGAGACGATTTGATTTTAGCGGAGCAGTTTGATGAAAGACCAAGTGACGCCAGAACAGTTACAGGAAATAGTAATACTCGGATTCCAACGGGTTGAACGGTTTAGAAAAGTCACTACCGCAATGTTCAAGTCGTATGTACCCGTTTATTATCAGGAACTTAAAGGTGAGTGTACTGAACCCATTAACCTTGTGTTCAATACTGTACGTGCTTTCGTACCCAATCTTGTAATGCAAAATCCCATCACTAAAGTCCAAACTCCGTTCCAGCCTTATAAGTTTTATGCTGAACTCCTTGGCCTTGGTCTTGACGCCACATCCCGTCAGATAAAACTAAAAGATGAGTTGAGGGCATGGGTGACAAATGCCTTGTTTGGTTGGGGTATTATGCGAACTGGTATAAAGGCCACTGGTGAATTACTCAACTTTGATGACATCATGGTTGATAACGGGCAGGTTTATGCCAGAAATGTAAGTCTTAGTAATTTTGGATTTGATCCCACTTGTACCCACATCAACAGAGCTAAAAGTTTATGGGATAGGGTGACAGTCCCCAGACAAGTGTTACTTGATACTGATGGATTCGACCATGATGTTGTAAGAAACCTACCTTCATCCCCTACCAATATGGCACAGGTTCCATCCGGTATGACCATAACAACCAAAGCCAAATCAGCGATGGTCAAGTTACAAGATGAGGTCGATGTTGTCCAGATGTATGTGCCAGAGATAGAATCTGTTGTGTTTATGGGCGACCCCATTCAAAAGAAAAGCAATAAGTTCTTAAAAACCGAAGAATATGATGGTCCTAAAGAAGGGCCATACACGTTCTTATCATTCTCACCTCCGGTTGATGAAAGTCCGTTCCCCGTACCCCCTGTGAGTGTATGGTATGAACTGGCTAAGATAGCCAATCGTGTATTCATTAAAATGGTCAATCAGTTTGAAAACCAAAAGGACATAACCCTTTATAGTCCATCTCAAGTTGATACCGTTGATATGATACAAGAAGCTATATCTGGTGACGCCATACCAACAATGGACCCCAAGGGTATTAATGTAGTGTCATTTGGTGGCCAGAACGAAAAGAACGAGCGTTTCTTACAGGAATTATATACTATATATAATATGATGGCCGGAAACCCCGAACTCATATCAGGCCAGAGCGTTCCCGGTGGTAAGAACGCAACGGCTACTGCTACTCAGGCATTACAGGGCAATGCCTCGATTGGTATAGAAGACATGCGTGACATAGTTTACGACCAGACATCAGAAGTTCAACGTAGAATAGCGTGGTATCTTCATACCGACCCCTTCATAAATCTCCCACTTACCAAACGTGAAACCGGGGGCCGGGAGGTTCAATTGTCACTCACGCCCGAACAGCGTATGGGTGACTTCCTTGATTATACATTTAAGATAGTGGCCCGTAGTATGACCAAGATGGACCCGATGGTCCGGTCTAAGAAGATAGTAGAATTTTGTACTAATATAGTACCAGGTGCGGCTCAGACAGCACTGGTATTGATGCAGATGGGTCAACAGTTTAACATACAACGATACTTGACCCAGATAGCCTTTGAAATGGGAATACAGGATATTGTAGAGGATATGTTTGATGACCCCGAATTTCAACAGAAGATGATGCTGATGATGCAACTCGGTCCCCAGAACCCAGGCAAGGCTGGTAACAGTATAGCTGGAGCAACTCAGAATGGGGGCAATCCCCAGGCCAGGCCAATAACTACGCCTGGGCAAGACTTCAACCAACAGAGTCAACAGAGTGCTGCTATAGCACAATCGACTAATGAGGGAGTTTATTGATGGCGAAAATTAATCTCAAAATTAAACGCGATAAAAAAGGCGAAATACCGGAAACTGGACCGGAATACCCCAGTTTATATTTAAGTGATGTCACTCTACCTTTAACCAAGGATAACGTTGGGAAAACAATGAAGGCTGTAGTTACACTTAAATTTACTGGTTATAGGGAAGATAACTCTGTAAAGAAAAATTATAAGTCTTATGACTTTGCTATACAGGATATAGAATTTTCTGGCAAAGGTATAGCAGCCAATAACGCCCGTGATAAAATGGATAAGATATTCAAATAAAATGGATGAACACGGCTATCCAACACAGTCAGAATTAGACAAGATAAAATCTTGGAGTTGGGAAGATTTTACAGGGCTGATGGACTATATTAAGTATTTGTGGAAATATCCCCAATACTGGGAACAAAACGATAACGAATATAGTATATCAACTGGTGGTTGGTCTGGTAATGAGGATATTATACAAGCTATGAAAGAGAACATAATGTTTTGGTCTTGTTGTTGGTATCAATCAACACGGAGTGGCCATCATATTTTCAAACTTATAGGGGGCAAGAATGGCAATTCATAATTTTGTTTGCGATGATTGTGGTAATGTAATACAGGACACCAACACAAAAGGTGTGCACGTATGTTCATGTGGGTCTGAAATGCGTTGGGACTTACATAACATTGGTATTGCAGACGGTGACTACTACCATGTGAGTGACAGTCTTGCAATACACCCAGACGATATACCCCAACACCGTAAGATGTTTCCCAACATAGAAGTTAAACCTGATGGCCGACCTGCGTTCACATCGGTTAAACAGCAACAGAAGTATGCTAATCGTTGTGGTTTTGAAAAAAAACCACAGCGTAATAGAAAAAGAGGTGTGAGAATATCCTAATAAATTACTGACCCTCGCCCGCGTAGAGGCGAGCCAACTAATATAAAGGAAAACATAATGGCTGAAGAAAACGAACTTGAACAACAGTTAGAAAAACAGAAAGAGGCCGAAGAACAATTATTGGAAACATCAAGGAACGCCCTTGATAAAGTGTTTGGTGACGAACCTAACCCGGATGAATCTCAGGAAGAATCTACCTCTGAACAGTCTAAAGAAGAACAGTCAGATGAATCTACCTCTGAACAGAAAGATGAAGATAAACAGACAGATACATCTGATGAAAAAGATGAGGCTGATAAGACAGATAAGACTGATGATTCTGAGGCAGGTGACAAACCAAAATTGACCCCGGCTGAGATTCGGGCAGCCAAACACCTCGGTTGGTCAGAGGATGAGATTAAGGAATTGGAAAAGGTCAATCCCGAACTTGCAAAAAAGACCTGTTCCAAAGCGTTGGAGAGCACTAATAATTTGAGCAAGAAGTTCTCTGAACTTGGTAAGGCCAAGGTAAAGAAACCTGAGCTGGAACCAGAGCCAAAATCCCAACCCAAACCAGAGCCAAAGCCAAACGTTATTGACTTTACCGCTCTGGAAAAAGAGTATGAGAACGACCCCATCGTTGGAGTTCTCAAACAGGTTGTAGAGCAAAATCAGGCATTGGCTAATGAAGTCACTACCTTAAAAACTTCTACTACACAGAGTGATGATAAAGTTAGTCAGGCACAGGCACAAGAGGATGCGGCTATTGCCCAACAGATAGATGTGTTCTTTGCTCGCCCTGATATTGTTGAATACAAGGACGTGTATGGTGAGGTTCCCAAAGATTCTAAGGATTGGGACGACTTGACCCAAGGTCAGATTAAAAAGCGTTGGACTGTTGTAGAACAAGCCAATCTAATATTACTTGGTGCTAAACAACAGGGAATGGATATGCCTCTGGATGAGGCATTTGAACGTGCTCATCTGCTCGTTACGGAGGATGTGCGGGAGCAAACTATAAGGAATAAAATCAAAAAAGAGGCTGTTAAGCGTTCTAAAGGTGTGTCTTTTGAACCGTCCGATTCTAAGAAAGTGACACCGACTGGTCCCAAGACAAAGGAACAGATACACCAGAACGCCAAGGCTGGCCTCCAAAAAGTATTTAGGAGTTAAAAATTATGGGATATAGACCAGAAGATATTGCTGACTTACTGGCGACCACCATGGCTGATCTGCCCAAGCAAGAACTCGAATATGCTCTTGACCACAACGAGTATTTCTGGACATCGTTGTTCCAAGAGAATAACATGAGTATTGACGGTGGAACAAGTATTCAGCGTAAGGTATCGTTTGATACGTCAGGTAACGCCCGTTACCGTTCTATGTTCGATACTGATGAGCCGAAGTTCGGTGACAGTATCCATACAATAGACGTACACTGGGCATTGGTTGGAACAAACTGTTCGTGGGATGAGTTTGAAATCCTACAACAGAAGAACTCTGAGAAGGGTTACGTTAATCTTGTGCAAACACGTAAGGATAAGTCCGTCATTGATCTCGCTGATTTGATTGAATCGACAATGATTAGCGTTCCTGCCTCGGCAACGGACAAGACCGTGCCGTTCACCCTTCCGTATTACCTTCGCATATTGAACTCAGCAGGTGATGTTAATTCCTCGGCTGGTTTCAACGGAACAACTGTCACTTACGGTGGAGGTTCAACAGGTGTTATCATAGCCGGTATTGACGCTGGACTTGAGTCGAAGTGGCGTAACTATGCCGCACCTTATACAGCCATCAACAATGCCTTCCTGAAGGCATATCGTAAGGCTTGTATTAAGACTAAGTTTCGTCCCCCGATTATTCTTGATACACCTTTGATGAAGGAACGAGCATCCCAGATGAAGTGTGTTGCGGGTACGGATACTGTGTTGGATTTGATGGAACTGGTTGATAAGAAGGACGACAATCATGTTTCCACTTCCAAGGAAACATTGGGTGGTATGTTGGTTGCCAATGGCGACCTTGTACGAATCAACCGTGTCCCGGTTATTCCGTTAGACACTCTTGATAGTGCGAGTTATACACCTATCTACACGTTTGACCTGGCTTACTTCAAACCGGTAGTCCACGATGGGTACTGGATGAAGACCACGCCTCCGATGGTAGATAGACGGCAGCACACCACGTTCACATCGTTTACGGATGGTGCACATAATATTCTCGTTGAGAGTATGCAGAAGTGCGGCCACGTATTACACAAGACCTCGTAAAAAGGAGATATAGATTATGAAATATACAAATAGAACAGTTCGCCTTGGGGAAGCTGGCCTTGTGCAAAGCATAACCAGGGGTATGCACGATTTCCTATATCGTGTTTCTACTGTTAAAGACCCTCAATGGAATGTCGGGGACGAGATAGAGATAGGTGGAGGCAGAAAGGCTGTATATGCTTTATCTACCGGAACCGCTGCTCTTTACGCAGCACATGGATGTGAGTTCAGTCATACTGGTTTACTTGGGTATAAGGCATTTGCAACGAGCCACGCAGTTGGTGACACAGTTATTACTGTTGCTGCTGATACCCACGATGAGTTAGTTGAAGATGAATTGGCTGGTGGTTTTGTAATAATTTTTGATGGTGCAAGTAACTATTACACCACCACAAGAATGATTACAGGTAATGCTTCTTCTGCAGCCAATGCCGCTGTCACTCTTTATTTAGATGGTGAACTATCATACGCTATTAAATCAGGCACTTCCGCAAGTGAAGTTTACCGCAACCCATATTCTGC